TAAGTTATCATCGTCACTACTAGTTTCTTCTAATTGTCTTTTTAGGTTTTCTATAGTCTCTTCGAATAGCCGGTTTTGTCTTTGTACGCTTTCATTTATATTTGACAATAATGACGCAGACCTTTCCAGCGCTTCTCCTGTCTCTTCATTTATAGTCTTTAGCTCTGAAAACTTAGTCTCGCCAGATTGGGTGCTTACATAGCTATCTATCTTTTTTACTGATTCTGATACTACACGAGGGACGCTCCTGTTATCAATCGACTCGGTACTTGTCACAGGTGTCGATGGGACTACTCTTTGTCTTTCTCTCGGTTTCTCGCTACTATTTTGTCGTGATTCTTGTCTAGTCTGTTGCAAGACTCGTGGTGAAGATACCATGGTGGCGACGCTCGTGTTTCCAGCACTCACGGTGTCTCTCATCGTACCGAGTAGACTCTCTGTTATAGATTGACTGCTCAATATGTTAAGCATACTGACGTTGTTGTCTTGAATGAGCGTGTATTCAGATGACTCACCATCGACGTGCTTAGACAAAAATCTATTTTCTTTTTGATCACTGTTACGTATTTTATCAAAAAGCTTATTAAGAACCGGTGCCGCTACTGATAAATCAGTACCCTCTGCAATTTTTCTCGTTGATACTCTGTCTTCTTTTTTTACTGCCGGTAGTGCCATTTTATGCCTGCAAGTTTTGAAGTCTGACGTTAATGGGTACTTCACCACCAGACGGTGTTATTGTCGATGGTGTTGGTTGGTTCATTGGTGGTGGTGTCGGCGCAGCTAAAGAACTAATCTGTTGCCCAGCACCCCTCATCTGTGCTTGATCTGCTGCTTCAGTAGTTGCTCCAGCTTGTGATAGTTGTGGACCAGTACTTGGTGTTCCAGGGACTTGTTGTGCTTGCTGCGTAGCGTCACCGCCACCGCTACGAATCATAGCTACAATTGTAGGACCGCGATTACCTACTTGTCTAAACCATGCACTGTTTTGCATTTCATTAGCAAAAGTCTGCATATCACCTTTAGCTAAAGCTGCAGATGCAGCTGGAAACTTTCTAAACCACGCTGGTCCCATGTTAAACGTTAAGTCTATTACCGCAGCCTGTCCGCTTGAGTTTAATTTCTCAAAGCCTGGTATCCGCTGTGCAGCTGCTTTATGCTCGGCGTAATCTTTTGCAAATAATTGATCTATTTCCTGTGGAGTGAATTTTCTATTCCACTCGGGTGGTAGTGTGGGTCCTATCATGTGACCAACACCGACTGTCCATAAACCGACTGAATCTTTATAGGGTGTGTCTCTAACGCCTTCGTGTTTCTTAATCATGGCCATAATAGAAGCGTCGTCACCGGATGGCATCGATACTTGACCACCCTGTGGTGTCATACCCTGCTGTTGCATACCCTGCGGTTGTGCACTAGGTGTGACCGGTGATGCAGACATCGGTGTGACACTCGGCATCTGTGGCGCCACTGATCTAGGGGTGTAACCACCAGACGATCCCATTCCACCCGCTAGACCCATTGGTTGTGACGAATAGTTTCTTTGACCGCCACTAGTAGCTTGTGATAATGATTGCACAACTGATTGTAAAGAGCTGAAAGCTGGCGGCATCGATGGACCTGGAGATGCCATACTTTGCCCAGCGCCAGCGGGTGTGGGAGTCATGCTAGAGACGTTCGTAGTCAGATCATCACCACCAGAAAAACTTGGTTGTGCGCTCGGTCTCTTAAACCCATCCAATATGTCTGATAGCGTGAAGTCTAACTCATCGACGTCAAAGACTAAGTTTTGGCTTACTAACTCTATCTCTGAGAATACTTTCTTTGATAGAAAAGTACTGACTATCTCGTTCTCAGCAACACGTTCAGCATCTCTGTCTTCAGACAATTGAGAAGCTTGTGAAGCCATGTATTCAGATAGACTTAACTTATCTGCGTCACCAACTTGGTTTTCTAACATTACCTACCTATACTCTGTATCTTTTCTTGACCTCTTGACCAAGCTGCTACACCGAGTATGGCACCAAACGCCATATGAATTAGTCCACCATTACTGAGTGTCAAACTGACCCATGGTGAATATGTAATATTAAACCCAAATGCTTTAGCTATCACGGGTAAAAACATAGTTATCAATGGAAATATTATAAAATCAAATGCGCAGATAACCATGTAGAGCCAACCCATGGCTGGTCTCCAGTAGCTTCTAACCCATGATTCATCCTGTTTTTTTAGATTATACTCAGCTATTAATTTTTCTACTTCAGCATTAACAGAATTTTTTTGTTGACTATTACTTGAAGTATTGGTATAATCAGATTGAGGAAAACGTGATGAGTTATTAGGTAATGGATCTGGTCCATTGTCATCGTCATCCGTCGGTCTAGCTGGCATGTCTATTCCTCTGCTCTTCGAGTTCCTTAAGGAATTGCAGCAGCATCTCGACAAACATGTCGCGTTCAAAGGGTATTAAGTTCTCAACATCTGCAACAGAATATTTATGGTGCTGAACCAAAGCAAACATGGAGATGTAGTAGTTCTCCAGTGTGTTATGGTTCAGCCCAACGTAAAAAAATCTGTTAGGCTCGTCAGTTCTATGACTCTATCCTTTCCGTTTGAGTTTTTGTACTCGAGTCGGTGATAGAGTCTTGGTACATTCGTCATGAACTTCTGGATCTGATTAAAAGTAGCCACGCCACAGTCATCAAGGAATGACTCCAAGTCTTCTTTGGTGTAGTCGCTAGCTTGATATACGTCGTCAGAGCTATAGATCTTATCTATGCAACGTAGCACCAACTCGTAGTAAGCGTCGTCACCAGCCCTGAAGTAGCTGCGATCGTCAAATATAGACGCCGACGGGTATTTCATGACGATGCCCATGTCATTGGTGATTTTAATGACTGACTCAACGTTTTCTGGAAACTTTACTTCGACTGAAGATAAGTCTATCTCGAAGTCGTAGACTTTCTGGTCATCGTTGTCCCTGTAAGACACTCTCACTACGTTGTCTACCGATACTGAGCGTAGCTTGAGGAATAAGTACTCCAGGTCAAACAGAGTCAACTTATCTACGTCAAACTTTTCATCGATAGCACAGTTATTCACGACTTGTTTGATGGCCCTGAGAATGTCTGCTCTATCTTCAGAGCTCTTAGCCATGAGTAGTATCTTTTCTTCTTTCACCAAGAAAGGTCTAAAGTTTGTCATAACTTTAGTAGATGGCACCGTGAATTCAAAGATTGGATGTTGTATCTTTGGTAGCATGATTTAAGAACTCCTTCAAGTCACTTTTATTATGGCAGTATTATCGGTCTTGGATTAGTTGGTGTTGTTGGATTCTGAAAAGTTTCAATAGGTGGTGTATTAGATATCGGTGGTAGATTTATATCAAATTCTCTTCTTTGTTCATCAGTCAAACGTTTTTCAGGCGCTGGTTCTTCTGTGCATGGATCTGGGTTTTCCCATTCTGTAAACGCAAAATCTACTTTTACTTTGACTAAAGTATTAGTCTCAGCCCAAGATAACGGACTAACACTTAAGTTTACCGGGAATGCATCTAGTATATCAATAATGTTTCCTATCCTTGCATCATCAGTATATTGTGTTATTTCTATAGTTGATGTTATATAATCTTTGTATTGAGCAAGATAATATAATCTAGTTTTAACATCCGGTTGATGAAAGTTAAACACAGCATTCATCCAGTGAATCATGCAACGTTGTATTAATCCATTTTCTACTTCAATGAAAGATATTGAAGTAGTCTCGGGATAAGACACGTTAGTGGCAAACTTTTGTTTGGGTCCTATTCCGTATCTATTAACAGATGTTAAGTCTAGACTGACAGACGGTATGTTTATTTGCTCAGCTCTAAATCTTATGAGATTACTTGACATACCACCCATGTTTAGTAATATACGTGGAGGTGCTATGTTGATGTCAAACTTGCTAGTCTTTAGAGTACCATATGTATTGATGTTAGTTGAAAATCGGTTTATATCAAAAGGCATCAGTCAACCATCTCCCTGCTATTCTTCCAGACTAATTCTTTCGACGATTTCTTGAATCTCTCAGTCGGAAGCATGAGAGCTGCGTCCCAGTAAGTAGGTTCTATCTTTAAGAATGAAGAACCAACGTGACTAAACAAGTATCTCTTCAAGCATGGCTTGAAGTACCTAAACTTGCTGTAACCATTGAGTAACTCATACGACACCTTGAGTTGTGTAGTGGCATCATACTTTTTATTGTTCACTGTAGAATATAGTTTATCCATTAGCACCGCCCTCAAGTAAGGAGGCAAGTAATGAAGGTTTAGTCCCATGAACCCGTCGTTCTTCAACCCAATGGGTATGACTAGAGGAAAGACGTCGTAGAACGGCAGCTTATCTTTTAACTTTGGGTCATAGAAAAACATATACATGGAACCAATAGACTTTTCATCTATAGTGCTTTCAGAGTTCTTTTTGTCACGCATCATCAGGTTTGAGTTCACGCTAGCTACTTCTTGCGCAGCGTTCCTGAACCAAGTCCTTGCGTCTCTCTGTCTAATGGTGGTGTCGATGCCCTCTAGCTTCCCGCGTTGCGCCAGTCTCTGAAAGATATAGGAAGTCATGACTTCTTACCAAAAATCTCATCTTCCGTCATGATCATGAAGCGCCATCCACGATCAGCACAATACTCCTCGGCAGCTCTCCACTTGGTCTGGTTCACGCCATATGTGAATACTTCGTTGATATACTTCTTTGTCACTCTGCTTGGTCTCTTTGGCTCTTTAGTCTGAGATTTTGGCTTGACTTCGATCATTACGGTCTCAGTCTTTCCTTCTTTGTTCTTTATATTTATTAAAAAGTCAGGGAAGTAACGGTGAATCTTGTTATCTACCGGTGAACGATACGGTATGATTTTTTCTTCTGACGACCACCATATCACGTCTTCATGTGTGTCAAAGTGAGACATGAGACGCAGTTCCCAGCCAGATCGATAAACTATTTGTGTGGCATTGCCTTTATATTTTGCGGGATTCTTTGGCTTGAAGAAACCTTGTTTGAAAGCCATCTTTCACCATTTGTATAAATATAATAAAAGTTATTTATAAAAGGATTTGCAATGCCAGCTGGACGAGGGCCGGGTCAATCAAGAGATCAAGCGCGTGGGGTAAATCCACGAACGTTAGATATGCTTGCACAAGCATTTGCTCGTGGTGCTATTGGTGCTGCAGTTATTACTGCATCATCAAAATTAACTGATTTACCGGGAAGAAAAGAAAGAGCAATTCAATTAGACAATTTAACATTTCCTAGTGATTTATATAGTGGTACTGGAAATGATTATTACATGTCTCTTAGATTCGTTAAGTATATTAAAAGAGCGATAAGTTCTAGAAAAGAGATTGAAACTTATGGTTCAATCAACTTACCTATTCCTAATGGGTTAGTAGAAACAACTCAAGTTAATTATGATACTAAAGAATTAGGTACTATTGTTGGCAGCTTTGTAGAAAGTTTAACTGATACTGCTGGTAACCCACTAATAGATGCTGCATCAGCATTTACCATAGAAAGAGCAGCTGCTGCAGCTGGCGGCAACGTATTGCCGGGCGCTAGTGCTATTTCTGGATTAGCTATTAACCCGTTTTTAACAGTTATATTTAAAAATCCTAGTTTTAAGACACATAATTTTTCATGGAAACTTATACCAAGAAATGAGTATGAATCTTATGTTATCAAGAGAATAGTAGATACTATCAAGTATCATATGTTACCTGGATTATTGACTAGATCTGGTGTTATTTTTGAATATCCCGAGATGTTATTGATTAAACTATATCCAAATGATGAGTACACTTATAAATTTAAGCCATGTGTTGTTAAATCATTTGATGTTAATTATGCTCCAGCTGGTGGTCCATCATTCTATAAAATCTCTGGTGCGCCGACCGCTATAGAAATAAAGATATCTTTACAAGAAATTGAATACTTCACAAAAGCTGATTACTTAGACCCAAGTACTTTACCAAAAAATTTTGAACAACTTTTTAATCAGGCTGGTATTGCTCCATTACAACCTAATGTGCCAGGTGACCCAACTTTGTTACCACAAGCACCATCATTCTTGCCACAAATACCTGGTCAATCATTTAATCCATTTAATCTTTTTAGATAAAGATAGTATAAATGCCAGAGCGTTATTTTGAAAAGTTTCAATTAATCAATTATGCAAATACAGTTGTAGTTAATCTAACACAGAGAACTACAATAATTAATAGTATCTATAATAATCCTAATTTATACTATCTTTATGAATTAGAACAATACGATCGCCCAGACATAGTATCAGAAGATTACTATCAAGATCCATACTCATCGTGGATTTTATACTTATCTAATAGAGTCATAGATCCATACTATGACTGGAACGTAGATCAAGACACGTTCATGAATTTCATTATAAAGAAGTATGGCACACTAGATAGAGCTACCACAAAAGTAAAACACTATAGAAATAACTGGTATCTTGATCAAGAACAGATAACGGTCTCTGCTTATGATAGTTTGAATCAAGCTTTGAAACAATACTATGAACCAGTTTATCTAGATGATTTGAAAAATACTATACCAACTGCGTATAAAAGGAAGCGTATAGACTGGAAGCATAACACGAATTCTGTAGCTAGATACGCAGTAGCTAATGGTTCTTCATTTATTAGTGATGAGATCGTTAACGTCACGTTTAATGCTAACAATACTGGCAAAGGTCAAGTAAGTTTTGCTAACTCTACTTTTGTGGTGTTGCAACACTTGAGCGGCGTTACTACGACGGGAACGATAACTGGTAACAGTTACCTCTATGGTACAGAGAGTAGAGCTAACACCGTATTCACAACCGCTAACTCTGTAGCTAATAACATTAGCTCAATTGAAACTACTTATTGGTCACCAGTAACTTATTATGAGTATGAGAATGAAATAAACACAAACAACAGATCTATCCGTATCATGGATAAGAAATACGCCACGCAAGTTTCAAAAGAATTAAAAAAGTTATTGAAGTGACATGACAGACAGCTATCAATCTGGTGATTTTACAATTGAGAGGATGTCTATCACATCTTCTCGTGCTAACTTAGATATATCATCGATATTCTTGAGTGCTTCTATCTATGAGAGCATATTTACACCAGGAACGGTCTGTGACATAGAAGTATTAGATACACAAGACTTACTTGGAACGGTTAAACTACTTGGTGATGAAACTGTAAATTTTACTTATAGTATTCCAGGTACAGTCATCGGTGATTTTCGTTTTGCTCTTTATGAACTCGGTGAAGTCGAGATGACGGGTGCACAGAAAGGTAAGAAATATAAGCTAAAGTGTGTGTCTGAAGAAGCAATGTATGCTAAAACAAATTATGTACAAAAAAGTTATAATCAACTTTGTTCAGAAATGATTGAAGATGTTCATACAAATTATTTAAGAAGTCAAAAACTTATTACAGTTGAGCAGACTAAGACTCCACAAAAAATAGTTGTGCCTCACATGAGTCCGTTCAGAGCCATAGAGATGATTAGAAAAAGATCAGTTTCTGCTGAAAATAAGTCACCACTCTATGTTTATTTTGAGAACAGACAAAATGAGCAGCAGACTTATAATTTCACAACAATTGAAAAGTTATTTTCACAACCTATCATCAAAAGTTTTGAACAATCTGCTTTAAATATTGATTATGCTGCCAGAGAAGATAATAATATATTGTCTTTTAAAATACCTACACAGTTTAAATCTATTGAGAATATTCAATATGGCGGACCAAGAAAGATAACAACTTTTAACTTTACTACTTGGCAGTTTGAATCAAAAATAGTTGAACCAAATCCTACTGATTATAATTTAGGTGGTGATACATCAAACATTACATCTGATTTTCAAAATAAATATTTTGATTCAAAAATTCCACCTCAATCTCTTATACCAATAGATATTTCACAAAGACCTGTAACAAACATACCTGAACATACAGGTGATTTACAAGTATATCTAGCCGCATTGATGCAGAATGCTATGAAGATTCGTGTACCCGGCGATACGTTATTGACTGCTGGACAAATGATAGAATGTACGATACCAAACAAGAAAGGATTCACTGGTGAGTCCGAAGAAGATCCATTAATGACTGGTAATTTTTTGATATCAAGGATACATCATAAAATAGGAGAGTTTGGTGAAAGACCACGATACACGTGTGTCATTGAATGCATCAAAGGTGCTTATGAATCATGAGGAGACTAAAAAACTATGACTGAGAGATCATTAGGGCAACCATCCGGATGGTGGATTGGTATAGTCACAAATGTGATGGATCCACATCGTTCTGGTCGAGTACAAGTACGTATATTTGGAAGACATGACGACAAAGCTAATATTCCAGATGAAGACCTTCCCTGGGCGCAGGTGATGCAACCAGCTACTTCAGCTGCGCTCGGAAGAATAGGAACAGCTCCAGTTGGTCTCATGGTTGGTTCACGCGTAATGGGTATGTGGGCTGATCGTGACTACCAGTATCCTATCATTCAGGGTACAGTTGGTAAAGCCGGTGATGCAAAATCAGATAGCACCACCGGGGGCACACCAGAGATTGATACGTCAGTGGGCAGCATCCCAGCGGCGTCACAACAGTCGGTCTCTAACCCATATAGTGCTCTTAACCCAAATAGAATAACACTGGATCAGATCGATGGTGGGTTAGCGTCTGTTGATAGTGTAAAAGACAATGATGGCATCATCATGACTAAAGAAGTAGAACAAGGGATGAAGTTTGCTGATGTGCCTACAATAGCATCAGTGGGCACCGGATCAGATGGTGATGTTTTACAGTTATTTAAACAGGTTGATCCAAACTATAAGATATCAGCTTTACCTTGCTTACCGTTCAACGCTTTACAAGTAAATATTCAGTTAGACTTGACTAGCATTATCAGTGGCATTGTTGGTATAGTCGCTAACGCTATCAGAAACGCTATACTTGAACTCGTTAATAAGTTAGGCATACAAAAGATACTAGCAGCACTAAATGAAGCAGCATATGCAATGAATAGTGTTAGAAATTTAATCAATGCTTTAGCTAATACTCGAGTTTGCGGTATAAGTGTGTTAAATAATGGAACAGCTGCCACAGCTGATTTAGCTTTAGCGCAAGCTGTGACAAGTATCAACGGTATTACCGGTTATACTAGAGGTGCTTTAAATTATGTTAAGTCACCATCTCTTGAAAGAGATATTAGAGGTGTATTAAATATTCCATTAGCTCGTGTACCCTCTGTTTCTTTCTCACCCATCACTGGCGTACAAGTAGAACCACCAATCGGTTATGTTCAAGAATACTATTCTTATGATAGTGATCCTTATCCAGGTTACATTAAGTGGGTCGATCCAATGAATATTGGAGAACCAATATATACACTAAGAAATGGGCAACCAAACTTTGCGACAGCGCAACAACACACTCAATATGATACTCAAAAATTATTAGTTGGTTCATTAGAATCTGTATTTAAAGTTTCAGTTTCTGGTTCTGAACTAATGCGTGCTATAAGTAGTTCTATAGACTTTGCAAAATTTTCTGGTGCTACTAAAGTGATGGGAAGCGGCTATAGTTTTAGCTCAATCGTAAATATGGCTGCAAGTTTAATACCATTACTAGTACAAGGTGTTAGCACAATACTAAATCCTAAATTGAGTGTTTCTGTAGTAGACAAAGGTGCATTTGATACACTTGGAAGAGAGTTTATGCAAAAGCAAGCAATGCTATCTAGAAGATCTCAATTATTATTCACCGGAGTGACCTAATATGTCTGATGATCCAGAAAACAGAAGGCACCCAGAATCTAAGTTTGAAACGGATTATCCATACAATCAGGCTACAATGACAAGAGGTGGCCATGAGTTTCATATCAATGATGCACCCGGAAAAGAAAGTTTAAAAGTTGGTCATACAAAAGGCACGTACGTAGAGTTAGAGAGTGATGGTGGTTGGAAACAAACTGTTCAAGGAAAAACTAGCTTATATCATAAAGATGGTGTAACTTTTACATCAGATGGTCAAGTAGATTTTAAGATTGCTGGTAATTATTCATTAAACGTAGATAACTCTGTCTATGAAGCGATGGCTGGTTATAAAGTGTTGGGCATCAAGGGTAACTATGAAGTAGGCATTGGCAAAAACTACATAGTGGCAGTCAATGAAAATAAAGAAGAAACTGTGCGTGGTGACGACGCTAAGAAAGTATCAGGAAATTATTATGAGAATATCGAGGGATACTATGCTTCACAGATAGGTGGCATTCGCGCAGATACTTTATTGGGTGATTGGCAAGTAGCTTCTGGTGGTAATATTGATATCAATTGTGATGGTAATTTTAAAATCAAATGTAAAAATTTTACAGTAGAAGCAGATACTATTACTATGACTACATCTGCTGGTGATGTTACTATCACGGCATCTGGTTTGATTAAGTTGAATGGTCAGCAAATCAGGCTTAATGATTAATAAGGAGATTTAAAAATTGTCAACTAGAGCTGACACAATCACTCAGTTACAGAAAATACCAGATCTATTTTCAGATTTTCTTACTGACTTTACACCACACCCTATCACCAAAGACTTAGCTAGAACAAAGAACGACATAGCGATAAAGCGTTCTGTTCGTAACATAGTTTTAACAATGATGGGTGAACGTCTGTTTCAACCATCTATCGGCGGCAACATTAGAAAAGTTCTTTTTGAACCTAATGATGAAATCTTAGCCGAAGAAGTTCGTTTTCAAATCACAAACTCAATACAAAAAAGCGAGCCGCGTGTGAATGTAATGCAAGTGATAGTCAATAGAAATGAACAGACTGATACTGTAAATATAGGCATATATTTTATGATACTAAATAGTCAGGTGGTGCAATCGGTAGACCTCATCTTAAGAAGAATCAGATAAATGGCAGCAAACACCTCTATCAGTCTCGTAAACTTAGACTTTGA